GTGTTTGGAAATAAAATGCAGATTTAAAATCTACATGTCCTTTAGGTTTATTACTTCCGCCTTGTTTTATATCATTCATATTATTTAAATGGATAGCCTAAATTCCATATTACTAGACTATTCCTTTCTCCTTTTGTTACGGGTTTGACTCTATGCCATACAAATGAAGGAAATACAACCAAAGAGCCTTTTGGTAATATTTCAGTACATGCTCTAATGTTAGGTTTTTTATCAGGATCTAAATTCCTAAAGTCAAACTCTAACTCTCCACCTTTGTATTCTTTTGGATCTGTTAACGTTACGGTTACAGATAATTTTCTAATTTTGCCTTTTGTTGGACCTTCTTCTGCGTAAGGTTTATCCCAACTATCACAATGCCAATCATAATACTGACCTTTTTTATATATAGTAAACTGACAAGATTCAGAATGATCCCATTCAAAATTCCAACCTGCATTTTTATTAGCCATATGAATGTAAGGTTGAATTTCTCTATAAATCCATTGATCACTCATCCAAACAATATTTGAATCTCTTTTCTTTTGTAAATCTTTTATTTCATCTTTGGTAAGAGGCTGTTTATTTAAATCTCTATCTCTACCAAAGCCACCTGTAATGGCCATAATCTCTCTATTCTTTTCCGCTTTACCATACTTAACAATAAGATCACAAATCCTTGGTGGTATTGCAGATTGAAAGTACCAATAGTAATTAGATATATTCATAGTTAATAGTTAAAATTATATTTAAGCCATTAGAAATATTAGGTGAAAAAGAATATTTATTAGTGGCTGGAAACATTATAAAGTTATTGTTTTTTAAAGGTATGTGCCAAGTTCTATTTTTTCTTCTGTTATCATCATATTCGATAATACATTCTGAAGAACCTTCTTTGACATCAACGCCATAGATTAAGGTATAGTCTGGTGAGTTACGTAAGTCAACTGGATCAACCTGACCTCTTGTCCAAGACTTTTCTTTAGGATGCATAACATTACCATGCATAGTTTTAGTTACTAAAGTTCTACCATATTCAACTCTCCAGTGATCTCGCATGTAGTCTTGCATCCATTGTAAAGGTTGAGAAAAAGGAACTACATAATCATCAAAAGCATAAGCTTGTGGATTATCATTAATTCTATTTTTCTTTACGTAAGATTCTATAATATCGTTTCTTATTTTATCGAGATCAATTTCAAAGCCTTTCGGCATTGCAATCTCGCCATGATATAAGTCAACTTCAGTTAATACTTTCTTTTGCATACCTGTTTAGATATGTAATAAAACTTGGTATTGATGTCAAGTGGATTAAGCTAACTCGTTTGATAAATCCCAACCTGCAGTGTTATCTGCTTGGTACGCTGTCTCATTCCAAGTATATATCCATCTGTGAGTAGCTGGTGTATTTTCGTCTGCCGGTGTATTTTGTGCTTGTTGTTCAGCTGTTAATGCCGGTGCATCACCAATAGGGGATTGCCATCTTGCTTCTGCCACATTTAGAACCCAACTAGCAAAAGGTTTTTTAGGTAAGAACAAATCATTGTCCTCATCATAAGTCATACCTATACCTGCGTAGTTACCTCTTAAAGGTGTTCCGCCATTCTTGTGTTGTCCGCCTTGTGTATTGTAAGATGTTTTTTTCCAAAGAGGCCAGCTATGGATTCTTTCCAAAAACTGTCTGCCTACTTCTTCATCTTCAACACCATCAGCATTTTGACAATCTTTATCAGCTACAACATGAACTGCTATAACTTTATTGTTTGCTCCTAGTTTTGCGTAATGTGCCATAATGTTTCTCCTTATATATTATTTATTAATTTATTTCAACTATTGAAATTTGTATCTTATTACAACTATTCCACTTCCACCAGCACCACCGACACTTGGAGAGCCACCACAAGCACCTCCGCCTCCACCTCCACCTGTGTTAGTCGTTCCAGCAGTTCCATTACCTCCAGGACTTGACCCACCTGGACCACCTCCTCCAGTTCCACCTGATCCTGCTGATGGCGCTCCATTTGAAGCACCCCCACCACCACCAGCATAAGCTGTTGGTGTTCCTGTTATAGAAGTTGTTGCTCCAGCTCCACCATTTCCTGAAGGTGGACCACCTGCTCCAGCAGCAGTTGCTCCTCCACCGCCTCCACCTAAAAAAGATGAAGGAACTGAAGCTGGATCAGAACCTCCTCCAGGATTACCTTGAGGTGGTGATACAGGAGGAGTATTACCTCTACCTGAAGTACAATTAGGAATCGCTGAATTTGATCTAGCACCTCCACCTGATCCACCATCACCACCTGGTTTGTTAGGTGCTGGGTTATCACCACCATTTCCACCACCAGCACTTGTTATTGTACTAAAAATTGAATTACTACCAGTTCCTGCTCCTGCTCCTGCATTAGGACCTCCACCACCTACTGTTATTGGAAAACTTCCTGCTGATGCTGTTAAAGCTGAACAAGGTGTTGCAGCTAAAGGAGATGCTGTATAAGGATCAGAAGAACATTTACCTTCTCTAAACCCTCCTGCTCCACCACCACCAGCACCATCTCTACCTGTCCCACCTCCACCTGCTACTACCATGTATGATAATTTTGTTGAACCTGATGGTGTGCCAGGTTCTATTACTTGAAAAGTTCCATCAGATGTAAATGTGTGTATTTTATAATCTCCTGAAGTTGTTTCTGTTCCACCACTAGCATTAACAAAATCAGAACCTTTTATTGTAGTGTCTGTTTGAACATTAATCCATCCTTGTGTTGCGTCTACATATATTAAACTAACAGATGTTCCTTCTGTACTTAAAAATGCGTTAAGACATTGACCAAATATTTTTGATCCATTTCTTCCAACAGTTACTGAATTTGTATCAAATGTATTCAAATAATCTTTTATTGAAACTATATCACCAGCACTAGGACTTGCAGGTAAAGTTACAGTAACTGAACCACTAGTCGTATTAACAAAATACCCTTTACCACTTTCTGAAGTAAAAGGTGAAGTTTTGGCAGTCGTACACCAGTCAACTGTTCCAGTTCTACCAAATCCAGTTTGTGTAGCACCACAAGCCATTTGTATTGTTGTGCCTGACTTACCTAATGTAAGTGTGCTGCCTGTTCTATTTTCTATTGTGTTTACTTTAATTGTACTCATAATTAATTTTGAAAT